TCGTCTGTTATTCCTGCTAGAATAGGAATAACTGTAGGGGTGCTAGCGAAAGCGACTGCCCAATTAAAATGCTCACTCCATTTTTGAGTATTTTTATTCGCTATTTCGACAGCATACGTCTGAATCATCGTCCCATCTGGATATTTTCGAATCTCAAAGTTGCCGATTTTTTGGTAGGTAAAATCAGCATCAAGCAATATATTCCCATTCTTCCTTGGTAGGTATGCAACATTTATGTTTGAGCCATTGCTTTCGCGATAAATAAATGACAGCAT